CAGGGTTAGAGATTGCCCTCGACAATGTCGCCGCACGCCAGCCACAGCAGGCGTTGCAGGTTCTGGTCATGGTCCGCTAGGTCGTCATCGTCCCATGCCCCGTATTCGCGCAGATCAGCGCGCAGGGTGTCCGGGTCGATCTTCGCCAACTGGCGGGCGATAGAAGCCTTACCGGATAGTGCGTCAACATCGGCGTCACACTGGCCTTGATGCGACGCGCCAGCCGCATCGGCTTTGCTGATGTTTAGCGAGATCAGGCCGCTTGAGTTGGTCCAATACATGACGGGGTCCTAGAGCAGGTCGTTGCGGGCGAAGGCGGCGCCGGTGTCGGCGTTGATCACCTGGAGGCGATAGGCCATGCCGCGCGGTGCAATGGCGGCGCGACGGTTCTTGCCGGTGATCAGCGACCCGAGGGCGCGCCCAGCAGCGGCCGGGCTCTTGTGACGGGACCAGACGATCTTGCGGCCGGTCAGTTTGCCGACTTCGCCCGAGAGTAGGCTGTATTCGGTGAGGGTGACTTCAAAGGGCTTATGCACTTGCTGGTTCCTTCGGGGCTGTTGTCGTCGTCTTCAGTGGCCCCTTTTTAGATGTCGATTTCGGTATTGTCTACGGTCAATCGTGAAGGTCTGTCACGTTTCGGTGTCGCACCCTGTCGCACCCCAGGCCCTCACATACGCGCGGAGTCCTAGTCATGGCGGATGGTTCAGCGGTGAGGCGCGGGGCTGTGTTGGCTGTGGAGTATTCGGAGGCGCTTGCCTTGGAGATTTGCGAACGTGTCGCCGAGGGCGAAACGCTGCTTGACATTTGCGACGAAGCCGGAATGCCGAGCAGGGGAAGCATTTACAGGTGGTTGATTGCCTATCCAGCATTTGGAGACAACTACGCGCGCGCGAAAGAAGAGCAAGGCCATGTCTTCGCGGAGCGGGCTGTAAGTATAGCCATGAAGGCGCGTGATCCACAACTTGGCCGACTACAGATGGATGGCTGCAAGTGGTATGCGGGCAAGCTCAACGGCAAGTATAGCGACCGCCAGACCTTGGAGCATACAGGCCCAGGTGGTCAGCCATTGATGATCATTACAGGAGTGCCTGATGTGATCTTGGAGGGCGAGTATACGCAAGTAGACGAACAGTCTAGTGGGGAGGGGCCCGCTCTCAATACCTCGGCGAATACCTCCGAGCACTTGACCATGCGACCGGATGACGCGCGGCGCGCTGACGCGGAGCCCGACCGGGGGGGCACACCGTGAGACCCACCCCCCTGCTGCTGGGGACGAAGGGAGGTATCCCCACCCCCTGTCCCTCCACCCACTACACTCAAGCCCGTTAGCCCAGTGCCCGCCGCCAACCAGGTCGACCTCGGCTACCGGCCCAGGGCGGCCTTCCTGCCCTACCACACCTCGCCCAAGCGCTGGGCCTGCATCGTCGCCCACAGACGCGCGGGCAAGACCATCGCCACCATCAACCACCTGATCGATAGGGCCATCAGGGCCATGGGCCAGGACCCCAGGTTCGCCTACGTCGCCCCGACCTTCGCCCAGGCCAAGGACATCGCCTGGACCTACCTCAAGCGCTACACCGGCCCGATCCCCGGCGTGCAGGCCAGCGAGACGGAGCTGCGCGTCGACCTGCCCAACGGCGCCCGCGTGCGCCTCTACGGGGCCGACAACTACGACCGGATGCGCGGCATCTACCTCGACGGCGTGGTGCTGGACGAATTCGCCGACATGGACCCTCGGGCCTGGTCAGAGGTGATCCGGCCCGCCCTCGCGGATCGCGGCGGCTGGGCCACCTTCATCGGCACGCCCAAGGGCCGCAACGCTTTCTATGACCTGTACGAGCGCGCCCAGACCGACCCGACCTGGATGGCCCTGCGGCTCAAGGCCAGCGCCACCGGCCTGATCCCGCCCGGCGAGCTGCAAGCCCTGCGCGCCGAGCTGACCGAGGACGAGTATCTGAGGGAGTTCGAGACCAGCTTCGATGCGGCGATCCAGGGCGCCTACTACGCCCAGCAGCTGGCCCAGGCCGAGGCCGCTGGCCGGATCGGAAGAGTCCCCTACGACCCGGCCGCCGAGGTGCACTGCGCCTTCGACCTCGGCATCCAGGATGCGACGGCGATCTGGCTGGCCCAGTTCATCGGCCGCGAGATCAGGCTGATCGACTACATCGAGAACAACGGCGTGGCCCTCGACTGGTACGCCCGCGAGCTGAAGCAGAAGCCCTACGCCTACGCCCCGCTGATCCTGCCGCACGACGCCATGGCCCGCGAGCTGGGCACCGGCAAGAGCCGTGCCGACATGCTGCGCAGCCTGAAGTTCAATGTCAGGATCGCGCCGCGCCTGCCGGTGGCCGATGGCATCGAGGCGGTGCGGCGGATGCTGCCCCGCTGCTGGATCGACAAAGACGCCTGTCACGCGGGCCTCACCGCGCTCCGGGACTACCGCGAGAAGACCGACCTCAAGCGCAAGATCAGCTACGGCCCGCTGCACGACTGGACCAGCCACGGCGCCGACGCCCTGCGCTACCTGATGACCGCCTACGAGGAGCCCCAGGCCAAGGACGCCAAGCGCAAGGAGCGCCACGCCCTCAGCTGGTTGGGATAACCCAAGGGTTAACCATGGCCATAAGGCCAGGCGCCCCTATGCCAATGCCGAAACCGCTCTAGGCCATAGGCCGAGGGGAGACCTAGCCACATGCCAGAGCACCCAGTGATCTACGATCCGGTGACCGACCAGACGCGCCCGGTGACCCAGGCCGATATCGACCGCCTGGTGCACATCGCCACGGCGGCGGCCAAGGCCAGGAGCTGGCTGGTCGCCGCGCTCCAGGACGTCCCCCTCGACATGAGCGCCCCCCATGGCTGACGGCGGCGGCGTTGGCGGCTCGGGCAGGATGAAGGGGGCCAAGGCCGACGACCTGCTGGCCGACGCCAAGGACGCCTTCACCGCCTGCGAGACCAACGAGGCCGAGAATCGCGAGGAGGCCCTGGACGACATCAGGTTCGCCCGCCTCGGCGAGCAGTGGCCCGACCAGGTCAGGAAGCGGCGCGAGAAGGACGGCCGCCCCTGCCAGACCATCAATGTGCTGCCGACCTACATCCGCCAGGTGGTCAACGACGGCCGCCAGAACCGGCCGCAGATCAACGTCCACCCGCAGGCCGATGGCGCCGATGAGGAGGTGGCCGACGTCTACAACGGCCTGATCCGCAATATCGAGGCCAGCAGCAACGCCGACGTCTGCTATGACACCGCGCTCGACAGCGCCGTCACCCACGGCTGGGGCTACTACCGGATCAACACCGAGTACGCCACCGACGACAGCTTCCTGCTCGACCTCTGTTTCCAGCCGGTGTTCAACCCGTTCGCGATCTGGGCCGACCCGCACAGCCAGGGGGCCGACAGCGCCGACTGGAACCTAGCCTTCGTCACCGAACGCATCCTCAAGGACGAGTTCGAGCGCAAGTATAAGGGAGCAGAGCCGGTCGACTGGCAAGCCGACTATGTAGACCTCGGCACGCCGTGGATTGAAGAGGAGACCGTTCTACTCGCCGAATACTGGACCCGCGACGAGGTCGCCAAGCAGATCGTGATGATGTCCAACGGCGCGGTGATGGACGTCGACACCGTGCGCAAGAACCTGGCCATGTTCCAGCAGATCGGCCTCATGCCGACCGGCCAGACCCGGCTGACCAAGGGCTACAAGGTCACCCAGCATCTGCTGACCGGGGCCGAGATCATCGACACCGTCGACTGGCCCGGCCGCTACATCCCCATCGTCCCGGTCTATGGCGAGGTGGTCAATCTCGAAGGCCGACGCTACCTGCGCGGCCTGGTGCGCGACGCCAAGGACAGCCAGCAGTCGATCAACTTCATGCGCACGGCGGCGGTGGAAGCGGTCGGTTACGCCCCCAAGGCCCCGTTCATCGGCCCCAAGGGCGCCTTCGCCACCGACGCCGACAAGTGGGACACCGCCAACGTCGAGACCCACGCCTATATCGAATACGACGGCCCGGAGGCCCCGCAGCGGCAGCCGTTCCCGCAAGTGCCGCAGGGCTACATCCAGGCCGCCAACGACGCCGCCAGCGACCTCAAGAGCGTCATCGGCATGTTCCAGGCCTCCCTCGGGCAGCCGAGCAACGAGACCTCGGGCCGGGCGATCCTGGCCCGGATGCGCGAGGGCGACGTCTCGACCTTCCACTACGTCGACAACCTGGCCCGCGCCATCCGCCACGGCGGCCGTATCCTGATCGACCTGATCCCCAAGATTTACGACATCCCGCGCATGATCCGCGTGCTCAAGCCTGATGGCTCGACGGCGGCGGTGCAGATCAACCAGCCGTTCCAGCAGCCGCAGATGCAGCCCAACGGCCAGCCGCTGATGCGGCCGGTGGCCGGTCCCCCAGGCGTCCCGCCAGGGCCTCCGGGCGTCCCTCCGGGTCAACCGGGCCAACCGCCGCAGATGGGCGCGCCGCCTCCCATGCCTGGCGCCCCGCCAGGGCCGCCGCAACCGCTGATGGAGCCGGTCACTGTCGAGAAGATTTTCGACCTCACGGCCGGGAAATATGACCTGACCGTCGAGGCCGGGCCGAGCTTCACCACCCGCCGCGAAGAGGCCGCCAACCAGATGATCGAGCTGGCCAGGGCCGACCCGGCGATCCTGCCGCTGATCGGCGACATCCTGGTCAAGAACCTCGACTGGCCCGGCGCCGAGGAGATCGCCCAGCGCCTCGACCAGGCCCGCCAGGCGCAGAGCCAGCAAGGCCCCGACCCCAAGGTCCAGGCCGAGATGCAGGCCAAGGCGCAACAGGCCCAGGCCGAGCAGCAACAGAAGGCGGCCCAGGCCCAGGCCGACAACCAGCTGGCGATGCAGCAGATGCAAATGCAGATGCAGCTCGAAAAACAGAAAATGGAAATGCAGATGGATATCGAGCGGCAGAAGATGCTGCTCCAGAACCAGCTGAATACTGAAAAGGCCCAGGTCGATGCGCGCCTGGCCGAGCAGTCGATGAAGGTCTCCGCTGGCGTCAAGATCGCCGAGGCCAAGGCCCGCATCGACCAGACCGTTGAGATTCCCGAGGTCAGCCCAGGCGGCGACATCGGTTGAAGTTTAGCCGCCAACCTATTGACGGAGCGGCACATCAGCGTCGAGAGGCGCCGACCATCCACTAGAGGAAATCATGACCGACGTGACCGGCGACCAATCGGGCGCGGGCGAGCTTACGCCTGAATCCGAAGTCGAGCTTCCGAGCGAAACCCCAGCCCCTGACGACGCCAGCGATGGCAGTCAGGAGGGCGACGGCGACGAGGAGGAGCTGGAGGAGTTCGAGTTCGAGGGCAAGAAACTATCCGTGCCCAAGAGCGCGAAGGAGGCCCTGGAAAAGGGGGCCATGCGGCAGGCCGACTACACCAAGAAAACCCAAGGTCTCGCCGACGAGCGCAGAGCCTACGAGGCCGAGCGGACGTCGAACGAGGCCCTGTTCGAGGACAAGGTCAAGGTCCGCCAAATCCAGAGCCAGATCGAGGCCCTGGACGACGCCATCAACCAGGGCCATGAGCGGTTCCAGAATATCGACTGGGCCGCGCTCAAGGCCCTGCCGGATGGCGACATGCGCCTGCAACAGGCGCAGATCGAGCTACGCACCCTGGAGAACAGCCGCCACCGACTAGCCGAGGCGAAAGCCAAGGCCGAGGGCGAGATGGACACCAAGGTCAAGGCCGCCAGCCTCGCCCAGCAGCAGATCACTGCCAAGCAGGTCGAACAGCGTGAGGCGGCCATGGCCAAGGAGGTCCCTGGCTGGGCCAAGGCGCGTCCCGAGGTTGAGGCCTTCGCCGTCAAGCACGGCATCAGCAAGGCCGAATTGGACGCCACCGCCGACCCGCGCATCTTCAAGATGCTCTACTACGCCAAGCGCGGCATGGACGCCGAGCAGCGTGGCCGGACGGCCCAGGCGTTGGAACCGGCAGCCTCGCCGGTACGCCCAGCGACGACCTTGACCGCCCCTTCCGGGGGCAAGGTCTCGGCCACGTCGAAGGAGTCCATGCGCCAATCGCCCGAGGCCTGGGCGCGGCAGCGCAACGCCGAGCTGGCCGCCAAGCGGTCAGCCAGGCCCCGCCGATAGACCTCAACCCGAGCAGCGTCGCGAGACGCCGCCTCCCCAACCGCCCAGAGCGGCAGCCGCGCCCAGGTCAAGGCCTGGGGCGGCTGTGATGGAACCCCCATGGCCAACTCACTGCTCACCCCGCAGCAGATCACCCGCGAAGCCCTCCGCGTGCTGCACCAGAAAGCCAATTTCCTCAACAGCATCAACCGGCAGTATGACGACAGCTTCGCCAAGGCCGGGGCCAAGATCGGCCAGACCCTGAAGGTGCGCCTGCCCAACCAGTACGTGATCCGCAACGGCGCGGTGCTGGTGCCGCAGGACACCGTCGAACAGTACGTGCCCCTGACCGTGTCGACCCAGATGGGCGTCGACATGAACTTCACCTCGGTCGACCTGACCATGAGCCTGGACGACTTCAGCGAGCGGATCATCACCCCCGCCGTCACCGTCCC